TCTGGCTTGGGCCGAGCGACTGCTACCGAAACCAAGATGCGGTCCTAATCAGCCCGGCAGAGGCGACCAAATCAGATAAGCGCGTCGAGCGGCTAGACCTTGGGTACGGCCCAAGCGGACTAAGCATAAGGCACGGCCGCGCTCTTTCTGCCTTCCGCGAGCGAGGCGGCTGCACGCCGTTCAATCTTGTTGTCTGCGGCAATACCGATGCGTCCAACAGTAGCGGCGCTCACGGTCACGGTGCCGGAACGCCCCTGCCTTTGGCTGATTGGTGGGTGCGATACCTGACGCCAGCAGGCGGCAACACGCTAGACCCATTTTGCGGGGCAGGGACGATGGGAGTGGCAGCTATCCGCCGAGGCTTTGATTTCATCGGCATTGAGAAGGAAGCGGAATACGTAGGCATAGCAAAAGCCCGCATGGCCGAAGCCGAGGCGGGGTCCGGGCCGCTGTTCGCGTGAAGTGCGCTACAGCGGCGACCTACGGTCGTGCCCGGGCTGCAAGCCTGCCAGCCCCTCGCCCTAGGATCGGATCTGTAGGCCGCGTGGCTGGCCCGACCAGTGCCTTATCCCAGGAGTTGAGCAATGTCCGAAATCAAGATGCGCCGCCGCTCGCGGCAGATCCCGATCACCCTCACGACCTCGACGGCGAACGCGACCACGCTGTTCACCGAGGACTTCGCGGGCGGTGTGGTTGACATTGGCACCATCGCGACCGCTGCCACCACGCTCCAGATGTGGGGCTCGTCGGCTGAGGGCGGCAACTTCCGCCGGCTCTACAACACCGATGGCAGCGTGGCCGACATCACGCTCGCCCCGAGCACTTCGGTGGGCACCATCTATGCCCTGCCCGATGCTGTGTTCGGCGTGCCATTCCTCGAAGTGCTGGTTGGCAACACCGCTGGCACAGGGGTTGTCGCGACTGTCACCCTCAAGAGCTAGCCCATGCCGCAGCGGGTGCCGCGATACAAGGCTCCGCGGATTCGGCAATGCCGCCGAGGCGAGGACAGGCCCAACGCCTACCAGCGGGGCTACACAGATGGCCGGCACCGGGCGTGGCGGGAGGAAGTGCTGATCCGAGACGCTTACATCTGCCGGCATTGCTCGCGGGTGTTAGGCCGAAGTGGTGAGGCTCACGCCGATCACATCCTGCCGGTTCGGCTCCGGCCAGACCTTCGGTATGAAGTCGGCAACGGTCAGTGCTTGTGTGCGTCTTGCCACCAGAGAAAGACCAACGTCGAGGCCCGGGCTTGACCGCGCGCGTGCGCAAAAAGCAGGCAGACCGGGTAGGGGGGGCGGCCTCCCAGACCCCCAACGAGGAAAACCATCTGTTCCGGGGCATCGGTCCGAGCGACCCTAAAGCAAAGGGGGTGGGTCTCTTGGTTTGACGCGTGGCGGACCATGGCGGCATGTGCAAAACATTTGAGCAGCAAAATAAGTGGCTGGCCGCGAAATGCGACGCGTGCGGATGCGACATCGGAACGGCTCCGCGGCGAGGCCCGTTGCCGAAGAGATGCCAAGCCTGCAGGCTCAATGCCGAACTGCAACGGCACGAGAAGGATTGCAAGCGTTGCGGAAAGTCATACAGAACGAGGCACTTGCACCAGCAGTATTGCTCGCCGCTTTGCGGCCACACCGCGTCTCGGAAGCGAGCGATCGCTGAATGCCAGCAGTGCCGAAAGGGGTTTGAGTTATGGCCCAGCCACGTCGGCAGCCGGAAGTTCTGTTCGCCTCGCTGCTTCGCTGAATCCCGCCGTCACTGGAGAACGTGCGCCGGCTGCGGAGAGCAATTCAATCGCCCGCTACACGGGCTTCGACCTGATCAAGACAAGGGCAAGTATTGCTCGCGAGACTGCTACTACGATGACAGGTGGGGACGCAACCGGCCAAAAAAGAAAAGCACAGACGCGCAGATTAGGCGTGCCTCCAGCCATTCGATCGCAACGTCCCTTCGCAAGAGATGCAAGCACTACGGCAAGCCTTTTGACCCGGCCTGCACGCGAGAGGCGGTGTGTGATCGCGACGGGTGGGTCTGCCAGCAGTGCGGCGTTCAATGCCACAAAGGAAGACATAGGTTCAATAAACGAACCCGGAAGATGAGCCGGCGGAACGCCGAGCACGACCACATCGTTCCGCTGTCTGCGAAAAACTCTGACAAAGGGAACACATTCGACAACTCGCAGTGCTTGTGTCGGAAGTGCAACAGCCGAAAGCGTGCCAGACGCGGCGCGCAGATGAGGCTTCCATTCGTGGGGTGTTGATATGGGCCGACGTGGACCGAGACCGATACCGACTGAACTGAAGATCCTTCGCGGCAACCCCGGCAAGCAAAAGCTGAACGCCGCCGAGCCGGTGCCGCCGGCGGACGGCATCGCGATGCCGCTGCATCTTGGAGAGGTGGCAGCGGCAAGGTGGCGCGAGTTGCTGCCAATGCTCCAGGCGACGCGCGTGATGACGCGTGCTGACGTGGAGGCTCTGGCCCGATACTGCGACACGTATGAGTGGTGGCTTGCAGTGCGGGCGAAACTGAAGGCAGAGGGCGACACCTACCCAATCTTGAACGACGGCGGCGAAGTTAAGTACATCGCCCAGCGCCCAGAAGTCAGCATCGCGCACAAACTCGCACAGCAACTTCGCCAGCTAGAAGCCGACTTCGGGCTTTCACCGGCGGCCCGGACCTCGCTGAAGGTTGAACCAGATGCCAGCCAAGAAAGCACGCTATCCAAGTTCCTTGCCCTCAAGAAGAAGGCATGAGTGGGTTGATGGCTACGCGTACAAGCAAGACGCAGCCGACCTAGTGGTTCAGTTCCTCGAGGCCGTTTGCTGCCACACGAAGGATTCCCCGACCGCGAAGGCTGGCGAGCCTATGCGGATGCTCGACTGGCACAAGCACGATGTGATCGAGCCTCTTTATGGGTGGAAGGTGGCCGGCGAGGACACGCGTCGGTATCGTCTCGCCTACCTCGAGGTTCCCAAGAAGAACGCGAAATCGACTCTTCTTTCATGCCTCTCGATCTGGCATCTGTTGATGGAGGGTGACGGCGAGCTCGGCTGCATTGCGGCAAAGGATCGCAACCAAGCCGCGATCATTTTCGACGAGACGGCCGCGATGGTGAAGAGGTCGCCCGAACTGGCGGCGTCCCTGGAGGTGATCGACTCGCGCAAGACGATCGTCTGCGCCGCGACAGGGTCGAGCATGCGGGTGATTTCTCGCGATGCCGGGGCGGCCGAAGGCCCGTCCTATTCGTTCGTATTCTGCGACGAACTGCATGCGTGGCCCGACAGGCGGCTCTTTGAGGCGCTCCGCTACTCGGGCCGCTCCAGGCGGGAGCCGCTGCTCGCGACGATCACGACGGCCGGCGACAGGCGCGACACGATCTGCTGGGAGCAACATGAGTACGCGGAGCAAGTGCTCGCCGATCCGAAGTATGACCCGCGGTTTTACGGCAAGATTTTCGCCGCAAAGGCTGACGGGTCGGATGACTATTTCGACCCGAAGGTGTGGCGGCGTGCGAATCCCGGCATGGGGATCACCATGACCGAGGAGAGTTTCGCCGCTGATGCCCAGGAGGCCAGGAACAAGCCGACCAAGTTGAACGGCTGGCTTCGGTATTCCTTGGGAGTGTGGACAGAAAGCACGAACAGGTGGCTTGACCCGGACAAGTGGGCGGCGTGCTCCTCCGGGCCGACTGAGCCGCTCGCGGGCCGGAAGTGCATCATCGGCATGGACTTGTCGAAATCGACCGATCTTTCTGCGTGCGTTGCGTTGTTCCCGTGCGAGGACGGGACGTTCGACATTCAGTCGATGTTCTGGGCACCGCGGGATCTGATCATGGAGCGAGAGCGAACTGATCGCCAGCCGTTCCAGCATTGGGTGAACGAGGGCTGGATCACAGCCACCGACGGCAACGTGATCGACCACGGCGTGATCCGCGAATACGTGCTGGAATACGCAAAAAAGCATCAAGTCGAACGCGTGCTGATGGACATGACCGGAGCGGTTCAGTTGGGGGTGGAACTGCAAGGGTCGGGGCTGATTGTGGAATCATTCGGACAAGGCTTTCGCTCGATGAGCAGCCCGACGAAGTTGCTGGAGTCGCTCGTGCTCCAGCAGCGGATTCGGCACGGCGGCAACCCGGTGCTGTCGTGGATGGCCGGTTGCGTCTGCACAGAGAGCAATGCGTTCGAGGACGTTCGCCCGGTCAAGAAAAAGAGCACTGGACGCATCGACGGTATCGTCGCCTGCATCTTCGCGTTGGGCGGTTGGGAAGCGAACAGCGTGACGAACGCGACAACTAACCCCGAGATCTTCTTCCTATGATCGCCTCGAACTCCCAGCACCGTATCCTCTGGCTCCCAGGCGAGGAGCGTATGTGGGACGAGGACGCCGGCTCGCGTTCCGCCGCTGGCGTGCGGATCGACTCAAACAACGCTCACCAAGTCGCCGCCGTGTTCTCGTGCCTCCGCGTGATCGCAGAGACCGTCGCGGCCCTCCCGCTCCACGTGCTCGAGCGGACGCCGGGCGGCGGGAAGCGGATCGCCCGCGAGCTGCCGCTGTACCGTCAACTGCATGCGCAGCCGAACGGCTGGCAGACGAGCTTCGAGTGGCGTGAGCAAGCGGTGTTCCACGTTGGTCTTTGGGGCGACGCGTTCTCCGAACTCAAGGCCGGGCAGATCGTGCCGCTCCATCCGAGTCGCATGAAGATCGAGCGCGTCGAGAACGGAGCGATCCGCTACCGCTACCGCGAGGACAAGGGCTCGGAGGCGATCTACTCGAACGACCAGATCCTCCAGATTCGCGGCCCGTCAGATGACGGCTTGAACGGGATGCGGATCGTCGAGGAGTGCAAGGAAGCGATCGCGTTGGCGAGAGCGTGCGAAATCCACGGTGCTCGATTCTTCGCGAACGGTGCCCGGCCGGGCTTTGTGCTCTCAACCGACGGCAATCTCAACGCCGAGGCTCGCGAGACGCTGGCGAACCAGTGGGACCGCCGGCACGGTGGCCCGTCGAACGCCGGGAAAACGGCGGTGCTCACGGGCGGGCTGAAGCCGTACCAGTTGCCGCAATCGAGCAACAGCGACGCGCAGTACCTGGAGCTACGCGAGTATCAGTTGCGAGAGATCGCCCGACTTTTCCGCGTGCCAGGCCATTTGCTCGGGCTTGGTACCGGCAGCCCGCAAGCCGACATCGAGTTCGTGACGCACACGATCCTGCCGTGGCTGCGTCGATTCGAGTCTGCGTGCACCCGTGATCTGATTGCGGACGACCGCTACCTCGTGGAGTTTGACATTCGCGGGCTCCTTCGGGGCGACGCGGCGAGTCGGGCGTCGTTCATGCGATCGCTCTGGGAGATCGGCGCTCTCAATACAGACGAGATCCGCGAACTCGAAAACATGGACCCGGTCGAAGGCGGCAGCGTCCGCTATCGCCCGCTGAATATGGGGACGCTCGGGGCACCGCCTTCTGTCGAGGACGTGCTCGCGCAGCAGGAGCCCGGCAGCGGCATCGACGGCCAGGCGGTCGAGGGTGGCGTGGCGGCTGCGGAAGGCGAGCCGGTGGTGCCTGCGACGCCGGGCGAGCCGGCAGAGACAAGCCTCTCGACGGCCGAAGTCTCGTCGCTGTTGACCGTAGTGAAGCAGATCACCGACGGGATGCTGACGGTGGACGCCGCTCGGGCGATCATCGCTGCGGCCTTCCCTGTGCTCTCTGCGGCCCGCGTCGAGACGATCCTGCAAGGCGTGGCGGTGAAGCAGGAAGAGCCGGCAGCACCCGCTCCCGTGCCGCAAGCGCCGGCGGTCGGCCGCTCTCTTGAGGAGCGTGCCAAGCCGGGCAGTGTCTCCGAAGGCGACTTCGTGTCGTGGAATTCATCGGGCGGTCGTGCTCGCGGGCGGATCGACCATGTGATGGACTACGGCACGCTGGACATCCCCGGCACCGACTTCAAGATCGACGCGACCGAGGAAGATCCTGCCGCACTCATCACGGTGTACGAAGAGGTGAGCG